TTTTATCCCAATGGAGTGGAACTACGAAGGATTTATTGATGAGCACGGAAGCCCAATCTTCAATACTCCGGATAATGAAATCTTTGACCCCCATGGAGAGTTAATAGATGTAGGTGTAATAGATAACTGGCAAAATGAAGCTGACGGTTTAAAAGGTGATCAAGACGCATTAAACGAGTTTTATAGACAGTTTCCAAGGACTACAGAGCATGCGTTTAGAGATGAAACAAAAAATAGTATATTTAACTTAGTAAAAATATACGAACAAATAGATTACAACGAGGAAATGTCTAGAACACTAGGTATTTCAACAGGTAATTTTCAGTGGGTTAACGGGGTAAAAGATTCAACAGTGATATTTTATCCAGACCCAAAAGGTAGGTTTAAAGTAAGCTGGACACCACCACTAAATATACAAAACAAAGTTATAATTAAAAACGGTGTTAGATACCCAGGCAACGAACACATGGGTGCTTTTGGCTGTGACTCGTATGACATATCAGGAACTGTAGATGGCAAAGGTTCTAAAGGCGCTTTACACGGATTAACTAAGTTTAGCATGGAAGATGCTCCTGCTAATCAGTTTTTTTTAGAGTATATAGCTAGGCCACAAACTGCAGAAATATTTTTTGAAGACGTTTTAATGGCGTTAGTATTTTATGGTATGCCTTTACTTGCAGAGAATAACAAACCTCGTTTATTGTACTATTTACGAAGACGTGGTTATAGGGGTTTTAGCATGAATAGACCAGATAAAATATGGAATAAATTATCTACTGCAGAAAAAGAAATAGGTGGTATACCTAACTCAAGCGAAGATATTAAACAAGCTCATGCCGCGGCTATTGAAATGTATATTCAAAGCCATATAGGGATGAATTCTGAAGGTCAATTTGGTAGTTGTTATTTTAATGAACTTTTAAATGATTGGGCTAAATTTGATATAAATAAAAGAACAAAGCACGATGCGTCAATAAGTTCTGGATTGGCTATTATGGCTAACAATAGACATTTATATAGACCTAATGCAAAGGTAGAAAAACCTAAACTAAATATAAGTATTGCTAAGTATACAAACAAAGGTAGTACGTCAAAATTAATTAAAAAATAAATATGATTGTAAAAAGTTATTTTCCATCTCAAGTTGTGAGCGATGTAGAGAAAATGAGCTATGATTATGGTTTGAAAGTAGCTAAAGCTATTGAGTCTGAATGGTTTCATACTGATAGAGGGGTTAGTAGGTATAAAACTAATCATAATAATTTTCACAATTTAAGATTATACGCTAGAGGCGAACAATCAATACAAAAGTATAAGGATGAGTTATCTATAAACGGTGATTTGTCCTATCTTAATTTAGACTGGAAGCCAGTACCTATTATACCTAAGTTTGTAGATATAGTTGTAAATGGTATTGCAGAAAGAACTTATGATATTAAAGCATATTCACAAGATCCTTATGGAGTAGAAAAGCGTACAGAGTACATGGAGTCTATACTGGCTGATATGAGATCAAAAGAATTAAATAATTATGCTGCTGAAGCTTTTGGTATTGATTTATATGAGAATGATCCAGAAACACTACCAGGTTCTGAAGAAGAGTTAAAATTACATATGCAGCTTAATTACAAACAAGCTGTTGAGTTAGCTGAAGAACAAGCTATTAATGTTTTACTTGAAGGTAGTAAATATGAACTAATTAAAAAGCAGTTTTATTACGATCTTACAGTTTTAGGTATTGGTGCTGTAAAAACTTCTTTTAATACTTCTGAAGGTGTTGTAGTTGATTATGTAGACCCTGTTGATTTAGTTTATTCATATACAGAATCACCTTATTTTGATGATATATATTATGTTGGTGAAGTTAAAAGTATACCTGTTAATGAACTAGTAAAACAATTTCCTCATTTAACACAAGAAGATTTAGAAGACATTGTTAAAAACAAAAATTACCACAACACCAATTATAATCAAGGCTATAATAACAACGAACACGATAATAATAAAGTTCAAGTTTTATATTTTAATTATAAAACTTATATGAACGAAGTTTACAAAGTAAAAGAAACTGGGACTGGTGCAGATAAAATACTAGCAAAAGATGATACTTTTAATCCACCAGAAAATATGGAGGGTGGGTTTTCAAAACTACAAAGATCTGTAGAATGCTTATATGATGGCGCTTTAATACTTGGCTCAGATAAACTGTTAAAGTGGGAAATGGCAAGAAACATGATGCGCCCAAAAAGTGATTTTACTAAAGTTAAAATGAATTACGCTGTTGTTGCGCCTAGAATGTATAAAGGAAAAATAGAATCGTTAGTTAGTAGAATAACTGGTTTTGCTGATATGATACAACTCACACATTTGAAACTACAACAGGTATTATCACGTATGGTTCCAGATGGTGTTTATTTAGATGCTGATGGTTTGGCTGAAATAGATTTAGGTAATGGTACAAACTATAACCCGCAAGAAGCATTAAATATGTTTTTCCAAACAGGTTCTGTTATAGGTAGATCATTTACGAGTGAAGGTGATATGAATCCCGGTAAAGTACCTATTCAAGAAATACAATCAGGATCTGGTGGGCAGAAAATGCAAAGTTTAATTGGTACGTATAATTATTATTTACAAATGATAAGAGATACGACCGGTCTTAATGAAGCTAGAGATGGTAGTATGCCAGATAAAAACGCTTTAGTTGGAGTACAAAAATTAGCCGCCGCAAATAGTAACACAGCAACAAGACATATATTACAAGCAGGTTTATATTTAACTGCAGAAACTGCAGAGTGTTTATCACTTAGAATATCTGATATATTAGAATATTCCCCAACATCAGATGCTTTTATTCAAGCAATAGGTAGTCATAATGTTGCTACGTTAGAAGAAATGTCAAGTTTACACCTATATGATTTTGGAATATTTATAGAGTTAATGCCAGATGAAGAAGAAAAAGCTGTTCTTGAAAACAATATTCAAATGGCACTACAGCAGCAGTTGATAGAACTTACAGATGCTATTGATCTTAGAGAAATTAAAAACGTAAAATTAGCAAATCAATTATTAAAAATACGTAGAGAACAAAAACTACAAAAAGACCAAGCTATAGCACAGCAGAACATACAAGCACAAGCACAAGCTAACATGCAAACGCAGCAAGCTTCAGCACAGCTTGAAGTTCAGAAAGAACAAGCTAAAGCACAGGCAGAAGCTCAACTTGAGCAAATGAAAGCACAAATGGAAGCTCAAAAAATGCAACAAGAAGTTATGCATAAAAAAGAACTTATGGAATTAGAGTTTATGATGAACATGAGACTAAAAAACATGGAAGTTGAAGGTCAAAAAACAAAAGAAAAAGAAAAAGAAGATCGTAAAGACGAAAGAACAAGAATACAAGCCACACAACAAAGTGAGCTTATAGATCAAAGAAAAAGTGAAAAACCACCTAAAAACTTTGAGTCCGCAGGTAATGATATATTAGGAGGCGGATTTGATTTAGGTTCATTTGATCCTAGATAACAATTATTAATTATTATTATATTATATTATGGAAGAAAACGTAGAAAACGTAGTTGAAGAAACTACACCTGAAACTGTAGAGACAGTTGAAGAAACAAAATTTGATAGCGCTAGTGATGACAGCGTTATTAAAGTAGATTTAAATAAACCACCAAAACCAAAAGAAGAAATAAAAAATGAAACCGAAGAAAAAACAGAAGTTGCAGAAGATAACGCTGACAACGAGAGAGTGGCTCCAGTCGATGCAGATGCCGACACCACAGAAAAACAAGAAGAAGTACAACCGGAAGCTGAAACACAAGAAACTCCAGTACTAGAAGAAATTACTGAAGAAGAGGTTAAAGAAGAAACGGAAGAATTAACTGAGCAAGTTGAAGAAGCTGTAGCTGAAGCTCAAGAAACTGGCAAAGCAATACCAGAGAATTTACAAAAAGTTGTAGATTTTATGGAAGAAACTGGTGGTACGTTAGAAGACTATGTAAGACTTAACCAAGACTTTTCTAGTTACGACGACATGACAGTTCTTAGAGAGTTTTACAAACAAACAAAATCTCACTTAACTACTGATGAAATAAATTTTTTAATAGAAGATTCATTTTCATACGATGAAGAAGAAGACGAAGAAAGAGAGATTAAAAAGAAAAAAATAGCGTTAAAAGAGCAAGTTGCCAACGCTAAAGCCCACTTAGACGGGCAAAAGTCTAAATACTATGAAGAAGTTAAAGCTGGTTCTAGGTTGACGCCTGAACAACAAAAAGCTGTAAACTTCTTTAATAGATACAACAAAGAGTCAGAAGAAACTCAAAAAATAGCGGAAAAACAAACTAACACTTTTAAATTAAAAACAGATAATGTTTTTAACGATAAATTCAAAGGTTTTGAATACAACGTCGGAGATAAAAGATATAGGTTTAATGTGAAAAATGCTAATGAGGTTAAAGAAACCCAAGGTGATATTAATAATTTTGTCAAGAAGTTCTTGAATGAAAAAAATGAAATGTCAGATGCTAAAGGTTATCACAAATCTCTTTTTACAGCAATGAATCCCGACGCTATTGCTAATCATTTTTATGAACAAGGAAAAGCTGATGCTATGAAAGATAGTGTTGCTAAGGCTAAAAACGTAAGTATGGATCCAAGGCAATCATTTTCTAACGATAACACAAGTGGTCCTAAGGTAAGAGTGCTTGGTAATGATTCTCCTAACTTTAAGTTTAAAATTAAAAATAAATAATAAATTTAAAATTACAAAATTATGGCAATTTCAAATCCTGGTGGAAATTTGAATAGTGTTCCAGCATCAGTGCAACAAACACTAGCTTCAAATTACATCGATTTTACAAGCACAACCACTTCTGGTTGGGCTCAACAATATTTACCAGACCTAATGGAGAAAGAAGCTGAAGTGTTCGGACAAAGAACTATTTCAGGTTTTTTAGCTCAAGTTGGGGCTGAAGAGTCTATGACAGCTGACCAAGTAGTTTGGTCTGAGCAGTCAAGACTACATTTATCTTACGTTTGTACAGTTGATGCTGACGGAGATACTAATGGTACGTTAACAATTACTACTGACATTGATGGTAACGCATTAACTACTAATCATGGTATTAGAGTAAACGACATGGTTTTAATAGCACAAGCTGGCGTTGTTGTTAAAGCTTTAGTTGTTGAAACTCCATCATCTGCTGTTGTTTCAGTTGAGCCTTATGCTACAGCTGCTTTATCAACTTTATCTGATGGTACAGCTACTGTGTTAGTTATTGGTTCTGAGTATGGAAAAGGACAGTCTTATTCTGATATTACTGGTACTCACAATTCTGAAAGAAGAACAGCTTTAACACCTCAATTTAAATCTTTTACTAATAAGCCAATTATTATGAAAGATTACTACGAGATTTCTGGATCTGACGCTTCTCAAGTAGGTTGGGTAGAAATATCTGGTGAAGAAGGACAGAACGGTTACTTATGGTACTTAAAAGCTGAAGGTGATACTAGAGCTAGATTTACTGATTACTTAGAAATGGCTATGCTAGAGTCTGAGTTAACAGCTGATGCTTCTGTTATCGGTTTTGCTGATAAGCAAATTAGAGGTACTGCTGATTCTGGTCTTGAAGGTTCTGGTACTGAAGGTTTATTCGCTGCTATTGAGTCTAGAGGTAATGTTACTTCTGGTGTTACTGGTGTTAATGCTGCTACTGATTTAGCTGAGTTTGACGCTATCTTAGCAGAATTTGATAAGCAAGGTGCTATTGAAGAAAACATGTTATTCGTAAACAGATCTACTAGCTTAGCTATGGACGATATGTTAGCTGCTATGAACTCTTACGGAGCTGGTGGTACATCATACGGTGTATTCAACAACTCTGAAGATATGGCATTAAACTTAGGTTTCTCTGGGTTTAGACGTGGATCTTACGATTTCTACAAGTCTGACTTCAGATACTTAAACGACAAAGCTACAAGAGGTGGTATTAATGACAGAGCAGGTAGCGCAGCTATCCGTGGAGTTATTATTCCAGCTGGTGTATCTTCTGTATACGATCAAAACTTAGGAAAGAATCTAAAAAGACCTTTCTTACACGTAAGATATAGAGCTTCACAAACTGATGACCGAAGAATGAAGTCTTGGGTTACTGGTTCTGTTGGCGCTACTACATCTGCACTTGATGCAATGCAAATACATATGCTAACTGAAAGATGTTTAATTACACAAGGTGCTAACAATTTCATGTTAATGAAATAAGCACTGTTTATTTAAGGGATCGAGGCTTCGGCCTCGACCCTTTATTTTATTAATTTTATTATATATTATATTATGGCAAAAAAACAAGAAAAGGTAGAGGTACCTGTTGTTGAAACACCAGTTGTTGAAACAGCAAAACCAAAAAGAAAAAGAACAGAACCAACTTATAAAAAACTAGAAGATGGTTGGGAAATTAAAGACAGAATATATAGATTAACGGGTAATAAAAAACCTTTATCAAGATCTATTAAATCTGCAAACATACATTGGTTTGATGAAGAAAAAGGTTATGAGAGAGAACTTAAATATTGTCAAAATCAAAAAACAGTTTTTGTTGACGAGATGTCAGGAGACCAAAGACTTCAACACGTGGTTTTTAGAAACGGTATGTTAATAGTTGAAAGAGAAAAAACAATTTTACAAAAATTACTTTCTTTATACCACCCTGATAGAGATAAATTGTTTTATGAAGAAAAGCCAGTTGCAGACGCAATAGATGAGATCAGTTGGTTAGAAATGGAAATAGAGGCTTTAAATGCAGCTAAAAATATTGACATTGATATGGCTGAAGCTATCATGCGAGTTGAAATTGGTTCTAAGGTATCAGACATGAGTTCTAAGGAGCTTAAAAGAGATTTGTTATTATATGCTAAAAGAAATCCTCAGTTATTCTTAGATTTAGTTAATGATGAAAACGTTGTTCTTAGAAACTTTGGTATTAAAGCAACAGAAGTAGGTATATTAAAACTATCTTCAGATCAAAGAACATTCACTTGGGGTTCTAACGGTAGAAAACTAATGAATGTACCTTTTGATGAGCATCCATATTCAGCTTTAGCTGCTTGGTTTAAAACTGACGAAGGTATGGAAATTTATACAAACATAGAAAAACAATTGAATTAATCAAGCTGTAGAAGCGGTCGCTCTACGGGGCGACTGCAACTACTAAATAATTAAATATGAAATCACAAGGTTTAGGAGATACAATAGAAAAATTTACAACAGCGACTGGGGTAAAATCATTTACACAATACTTAGGCAGACAAGGTTTGTTTGGTAAAAAAGGTTGTGGTTGTAACAAAAGAAAAAAAGCGCTTAACAAAGCATTTCCTTATAAAAAATAAAAAACATGATAGATATAGATACAGTATACCAAAGAGTTTTATCCTTAGCTAACAAAGAACAAAGAGGTTATATAACGCCTCAAGAATTTAACTTGTTTGCTAACCAAGCTCAAATGTCTATATTTGATCAATATTTTTACGACTATAATCAGTTTAGTAGAGTTGCAGGTAACAGCTCTGAACACTCTGATATGTTAGATTTGTTAGAAGAAAAAATTGATCTTTTTGCAGAAACAGAAGTTTTAAACTACAACAATGCTGGGTTTTTTAGTTTACCTGATTATTTTTATAAAACAACTTCAATGCAATATGATTTTGGAGCCGGGTCATTACCAGGAGTTATAGTTGAAAGAGTTGATAAAAAAGAATATCTTAATATGGTTAATTCTCCTTTAACACTTCCAACAACAAGAAGACCTGTTTATTATAGAGAAGGAGGTAGTGTATTTGTTTTTCCGATAAATTTGCAAGGTCAAGGAACTCAAGATTTGATTTGTAATTATATTGTAAAACCAGAACCAGTTGTTTGGAATTATAATGTTGTAAAAGGCCACGCTCTTTATAGTGGAAATGGAGTACACTCTCAGTTACACGCTTCAGAAGAAAACAATTTAGTTTTAAAAACACTAGCTATGGCTGGTATTGTTTTACAAGATCCTGGTGTTTATCAGATTGCTAGTGCAGAAGAAACAAAAAGTATTCAACAAGAAAAACAATAAATAAATGGGATTACTAACAGATACAACACAACAAGCTTATTATAATGATAACAGTGGTTTTGGTAACTACCAATTTACTTCTTTAGAAACTGTTATTAGTCAATTTATTATTGCTTATGTTGGGGAAAATAAAATAATAAGTAAAATAAAAAGATCTGATGTTCAGTTTCACGCTATGAGATCTTTACAAGAATTAAGTTTTGATACTTTTAAATCTACAAAATCACAAGAAATAGAAATACCACCAAGTCTTTCTATGGTGTTACCACAAGACTATGTAAATTATGTTAAACTTGTATGGAGTGATAGCGCTGGTATAGAACATACTATATATCCTACTAGCAAAACTTCAAATCCGTTTTCAATAAGACAAAATAGTGATGGAACTTATGATTTTGATTTAGATGATGATGGCAAGTATGACAGTAACGATTTAAGTCAAGAAAACGTTGTAATAAAACAAGTTACACCTTTTGATAGTACAAGTTCTGACTTAACACTTGTAATACCAACGGGAAATGTATTACCAACAAACGATTTAGAAGTTGGTATGTTTGTTACAGGTAATTTTAATATACCTATTGGAACAACAATAACAGCAATAGATGCTACAACAAACACAATTACTTTAAGCGCTGCACCTACAAATGCTGTTATTACTGTTGGTAATACAAAATTAAAATTTACTAAACATAATATTTTTGCAACTTCTAATACGGCTAATAAATTTAAAGGTCATACACCTAATAATACTACTGATGATTACGAAGATGACACTAGATTTACTGCTCAAGGCAGAAGGTACGGTATAGATCCTCAGCACGCTCAAGATAATGGTAGTTTTTTTATAGATGAATTAGAAGGAAGAATACATTTTTCATCTAATATTTCTGGAAAAACTGTAATACTAAAATATATAAGCGATAGCCTTGGCACAGATGAAGAGATGCAAGTTCACAAGTTTGCTGAAGAGGCAATGTACAAGTGTAT